CGCTGGAACGATGGCTCAAAGGATAATGCAGTACCAAGCGGCACTACAACTAGCTGCTCAAGCGCCTGAAATGTATGATATGCCATTATTGCACCGTCAAATGCTGGATATCCTAGGCATTCAGGATGCAGATAAGATTGTTCCTACAGAAAAAGACATGAAGCCTACTGATCCAGTCAGTGAGAACATGGATATTATTAACGGCAAGCCGCTTAAAGCGTTTATCTACCAAGATCACGAAGCTCATATTCAAACTCACATGAGCCTAACTGAGAACCCTCAGGTTATGGAGATTATGGGCAAGAGTCCTAACGCAAAGAAAGCAATGGCAGAAATGGCGGCGCATGTTCAAGAGCATTTAGCATTTAAGTACAGGCAAGAAGTTGAAAAAGAATTAGGTGTAGAGCTTCCTAGTCCAAATGAATCTTTGCCTGAAGATATTGAATACAGAATATCTAGACTAGTAGCGCCTGCGGCAGCACAAATAACAGGCAAAGCTGCAAAAGAACAGCAAGCAGAACAAGCGCAACAGAAGATGCAAGACCCTATTGTTCAAATGCAAATGCAGGAACTTCAGATTAAACAACAGGAAGTTCAGCAAAAGGCACAGTCAGAAATGGCTAAGATAGAGCTTGATATGCAAAAGGCAATGACCAAGGCTCAGCTTGATAAAGAAAAACTAGATCAACAAGAGCGACTAGAAACAGCAAAGCTTGGCGCAAAGATAGCCGAAACAAATTCTAGGGAAGAACTGGAATCAGCAAGAATAGCTGCACAAGATCAGCTTTCTGGCGCTAAGTTAGGCGTTGAAGTTGCAAAAGATATTATGGGTAATAAATGACAAAAGAAGTAGACATGTTTGACTATTTAAGGTCAAATGTTAACGATCAAATGAAAGACATCAATGACCACATAAGCAGTGGTGGATGTAAAGATTATCCGGAGTACACTAAGTGCTGCGGAATAATACAGGGTCTAGCTCAAGCAGAGCGAGAGATCTTGGACGCTAAGTCTCGATACGAGAGAGCGCAATAACGACTCTAGGCGTTTCCTAGTGCAAGCGACTTCGGGCGTTATCCCGATGCAAGGAGAAGATATGAGCGAAGCTGCTCAGCCAATAGAGACTGAAGAGTCTCGAAACGCAACTCAACTGCCTGAGCCTAAGGGCTACAAGATATTGATTGCGCTACCAAATCCTGAGTCAGAGTATGATGGCGGGATTATTAAGTCTATGAAGACTATTCAAGAAGAAGAGCTTGGATCTATTTGTGGCATGGTTCTTAAAATGGGGCCAGATTGCTACAATGATCCAAACAGATTTCCTTCCGGCTCTTTTTGCAAAGATGGCGATTGGATCATAATGAGATCTTATTCAGGTACTCGATTCAAAGTTCACGGCAAAGAGTTTAGGTTAATCAACGATGACAGTGTCGAAGCTGTAGTTGAAGATCCAAGGGGGATTGTTAAAGCATGAGCGAATTATTGGAAAACGAAAGTTCTGAGGATTCTTCTCATAGCGCAGAAGATAAATTTTTCGGCATAAAAACTACGCACGGAAAAAAGAAAGAAGCTGATACAGGCTCTGAGTCTAGCGAGTACGAGTTTGAGATAGTTGATGACCGTCCTCAAGAAGACAGGAGACCTGCAAAAGCTTCTCAATCTTCTGAAGATAGTGATGAAGAACTTGGTCAGTATTCTGACAAGGTTCAAAAAAGACTTAACAAGCTTAAGTTTGATTATCATGAAGAGCGCCGTCAGCGAGAGTCCGCAGAAAGAATGCGGGAAGAAGCTGTTAAGGTTGCTCAGCAATATGCAAGCAAAGCTCAAGAGCAAGAGTCTCTTATTACAAGAGGTGAAGCCGCTTTAGTTGATCAAATTAGAGAACGAGCTCAGCTGCATCTTGCTCAAGCAAAAGAAGGGTATCGTAAAGCCTATGAAGAAGGCGATACGGATGGAGTTGTAAATACTCAAGAGCAAATGCTTAGGGCTCAGTCTGAAATTTCAGATATTGAAAAGTATAAAAACAACTTAAATGCTCAAGCTCAGAATGCTCAAGCTTATCAACAACAAGCTTATCAGCAGGATATTGCTAGAAGAGCTGCTCAAAATGTAGCTGCACAGCAGCAGCAAGTTCAGCCTCAAGTTACACCTGAAGCAGAACAATGGGCACAAAAGAATAATTGGTTCATGGCTGAAGGCTATGAAGATATGACTGCGTTAGCGTATGGAGCGCACACGCAGGCCGTTCGATCAGGTGTTGATGTGAGATCAAAAGAATATTTTGATTACATTGATAACAAGGTTAAGTCGGCATTTCCAGATTACGACTGGTTGGATTCAAGCGATACGAATGGCCGTAGCGCGTCCGTGACAACTGGTAGACCCTCGACGGTGGTAGCATCTTCCGCAAGGAACAACGGTGCTAAACCGCGCAAAGTACGGTTAACGGCCACTCAAGTAGCCCTCGCCAAGCGACTTGGAGTTACAAACGAACAGTATGCCCGACAAGCCGAGCTACTCTAAAGGAGAAAGGTAATGGCAACAGAGCGCACCCCCAGAGAAAACGACACGCGAAAAGAAGAACAGTACCGATCAGATGACAGTTGGTCTCCGGCATCTATTTTGCCTACACCAAAGGAACAGGATGGTTGGACATTTCGTTGGATTCGGACTAGTATTTTGGGTCAATCTGATAACACAAACGTTTCTAGATCAATGAGAGAAGGTTGGATTCCTGTAAAGGCAGAAGATCATCCAGAACTAGAACTTGTGTCAGATCTTAACTCAAGATTTGTCGGCAATGTTGAAGTTGGCGGTTTGTTACTTTGTAAAGCTCCTGCGGAGAAGATCAAGTCACGAACTGAACACTTTGAAAGAGTTGCAGCAAATCAGATGGAGTCCGTTGATAACAACTTCTTGCGTGAAAATGATCCTCGTATGCCGCTTATGAAACCTGAGCGAAATACGAGAACAACTTTTGGCAGAAGTTAATCTCAAAAAGAGAGGCTTCTAACAAGTAAGGAGGCCAATAATGGCTACTACTGCAACCCCTATGGGTGCCGAACCAGTTGATACTTTGAGTGCGAGTGGCTCGTTTACGGGCAAAGTTCGTCATATCAAAATTGCAAGTGGTTATGGTACTGCTATCTTTTACGGCGATTTCGTAAAGTTAGTTGCTGCTGGCACTGTTGAAAAAGCCGCTGTAACAACTTCTGTTGTTGCTGGCACCGTTGGAATCTTTGTAGGTTGTGCTTACACAGATCCTAATACCAACCAGAAAACATTTGCTCAATACTTCCCAGCGTCAACTGCCGCTTCGGATATTGTTGCGTATGTTGTTGATGATCCTAAACTGCTGTTCCGCATGCAGGCTGACGAAGCAATTGCTCAGACTGGATTAGGCAACAACGTTTCAGCAGTTAGCACTGCTGGATCAACCTCAATCGGTCGGAGCAGAAACGCGCTAGATGGCGGCTCTATTGCTACGACTAATACACTTCCACTGCGTATCGTTGACTTCGTAGATGGCCCGACCAGTGCTGTAGGCGATGCCTATACTGACTGCATCGTGACTTATCTGCCTTTGAGTCACGCTTACGAAACCAAGCTTGGCGTATAAGGAGAATTAAGTAATGGCTATTTCAAGAGCGCAAATGCTTAAAGAACTCCTGCCGGGGCTTAATGCCTTATTTGGTTTGGAGTATGAGAAGTACGAAGATGAACACACTCTCATTTATGAGACAGAAAGTTCTGATCGTTCTTTTGAAGAAGAAGTAAAGCTGTCTGGATTTGCTGCTGCACCAGTTAAAGCTGAAGGCTCTGCCATCAGTTATGACTCTGCACAGGAGTCTTTTACAGCTCGCTATAACCACGAAACAATTGCTATGGGCTTCAGTATTACTGAAGAAGCAATGGAAGATAATCTTTATGATTCGCTTTCTGCTCGCTATACCAAAGCTCTTGCTCGCGCTATGGCATACACGAAGCAAGTTAAGTCGGTATTCCCTCTTAACAATGGCTTCTCAAATAGTTATCAGTCTGGTGATGGTGTAAACCTGTTCACTGCATCTGGTGACGGAGTAACCGGAGGTGATGGTCACCCCTTGGTTAGTGGCGGCAAAAACAACAACCGTCCTGTGACGGCTGCTGACCTTAATGAAACATCTTTGGAAAATGCAATTATTGATATTGCAGCATTCACTGATGAAAGAGGTTTGTTAATTGCTGCTCGCCCTCGTCGTTTGATTGTTCCGCCCGCTTTGATGTTCACAGCAGATCGCTTGCTTGAATCTACTCAGCGAGTTGGCACAGCAGATAATGACATTAACTCTATTCGCAATATGGGCGCAATCCCAGAAGGTTATAGCGTTAATCATTACCTCACCGACAGCAACGCTTTCTTTATCATTACGGATATTCCTAATGGTATGAAGCACTTTGAAAGAACCGCACTTGAAACTTCTATGGACGGTGACTTCGATACAGGTAACGTGCGCTATAAAGCGCGTGAACGTTACTCGTTTGGAGTATCTGATCCACTTGGAGTTTACGGGTCTCCCGGTTCAAGTTAAACTTAAGGGGGGCATTAGCCCCCTTTTTGTTATAATAATTCCTGACAGATGTTTCACATGAAACACTGACAATCCCAAGACAGGAGAAATCACATGGGAACTACTACTTTTTCTGGCCCAATTAAGGCCGGAACTCTTAAAGATACTACCGGATCTACCGTTGGCACTGATGTGGCAAACGTGGGATCTGTTGTTATGGCTCAATCAGCCGTGCTAGATATTATTGGCGCGGACGCTTTAAATCAAGAGGTTGCTGTTGTTCCTGCAAACTCTCAAATTGTAGACGTTATCTTGAATGTTACGACAGTCAACAATGATTCCGGCACTGCTACAGTGGCAGTAGGAACCTCTGCTGACGGAGATGCGTTTATATCTGCAACTAATGTCAAGGCATTGGCCACTACTCGCGGCACTCTTGATACGGAAGCTACGGACGTTGGCACAACTGACATCTATGTTTATGCTGACTTTGTTGCCGGCACTGAAGACGGTTCTACTGGAGCAGCTACAGCTACTGTCCTTTACATCCAAAACAATAACCTTTCTTAATTGTATAGGGAGCTTCGCTCCCTTTATTGGAGGACGCAATGGCTGATGCAGTAGCGACACAAACTATTCAAGATGACGGCAAGACCGCTATTTTTCGATTTACAAATGTTTCTGATGGAAATGGAGAATCAGCTGTCGTAAAGATAGATGCATCTTCTCTTTCACCAGACCCTATGACTAATGCTGCCTGCTCTTCCGTAACGATTCAGCAGATTTATTATGTGACTATCGGCATGGGCGTAAAGATACTTTTTGACGCAACTACCGATGTTCTTGCTTGGCAGCTTCAATCTGACTGGTCAGACACTTTAGACTTTACAGGATTTACAGGTATCCCTAATAATTCTGGATCAGGTAAGACTGGCGATATTTCGTTTACTACAGTAGGCGCAAGCAGTGGTGATGTTTATAACATTGTTATGCAGGTTAGTAAGAGTTACGGATAATGGCAGCTAAAAAAAAAGCGCCAGCTAAGAAAAAAGCTAAGTCTCGTGTTAATGAAGCAGGCAACTACACGAAGCCCGCTTTAAGAAAGCGATTGTTTAATCAGATTAAATCTGGATCTAAAGGTGGATCAAGCGGTCAGTGGTCTGCTAGAAAAGCTCAGATGTTAGCAAAACGTTACAAGGATGCTGGCGGAGGTTACAAAGACTAATGGCTCTTAAGAAACCTCAGAAGTCCCTTAAAAAGTGGACAAAAGAAAAGTGGGGAACCAAGTCTGGCAAACCTTCTACCCAAGGTAAGACGGCTACGGGTGAGCGTTATCTGCCAAAGAAAGCTATAAAAGCTTTAACCGACAAAGAGTATAAAGCTACTTCTAGAAAGAAAAAGTCTGACAAAGAAAAAGGCAAGCAGCATTCACCACAGCCAAAAAAGATAGCAAGGAAAACTGCGAGGCATAGATAATGGCTACTAGAAAGCCAGCAAAAGGAAAAGCAAAGGTTAAGGTAACTTCGACTGGAAAGAAAGTTAGCTACGGACAAGCGGGTAAAGCAAAAGGCGGTGGTCCAAGAGTTAAGCCGGGAACAAGCAAAGGCGACAGTTATTGTGCAAGAAGTTTGGGCATTAAGAAAAGACTGCCTAAGAAAAAACAGAACGATCCAAATACGCCAAACAATCTTTCTAGAAAACGATGGAAGTGTTCTGGGGCCAAGTCTAATCGGAAGTAATAAATTTGGAGAAAAGTAATGGGTTTAAAATTATCAGACATTTCGCCAGCTGCCTCTTTAATTAAAGGTGAAGGGCTTGGGCTTAGCGCAGGTATTATTCCTGCGATACTTGCTGAAAAAAGAAAAAAGAACAAAAAAAAAGAAGCAGAAGCTATGGAATTAAAAGAAACAGAAAAGTTAAAAGCTGAACGTATGGTTTCAGAAGCTTCTAAAATGAAAGCAGGTGGAAGAACAAGATCAAAGCCTATTGATGGGTTAGCTGTTCGCGGAAAAACTAAGGGTCGCTTTGTTTAATGGCTACTAGTGGCACATTTTCTTTTAACTTAGATCTTGGCGAAGCTATAGAAGAGGCTTTTGAAAGAGCTGGGTTAGAACTTCGTAGTGGTTATGATTACAAAACTGCTAGAAGAAGCATTGATCTGTTGATGCTTGAGTGGCAAAACCGTGGCTTAAACTTGTGGACAGTCAACTTTGGAACGCAAGCTTTAACTGCGGGCACAAACTCTTATACATTAGATGGCAAGATCTTTGATATTGTCGAAGGTTTTCTTAGAACAGATGCCGGAGATGTGCAAAGTCAGTTTGATCAAAGCATGTCTAGGATATCTGTAAGCCAATATTCTCACCTATCTAATAAGCTTACTCAGTCTAAACCGCTAGAGTATTACGTTCAAAGAACGCCGACAGGTGTTGTTATAAATCTCTGGCCTACTCCAGATGGTCAAGAGACGTACACTTTTGGCTACTATTATATGGAAAGAATAGAAGATGCTGGTAAGCCAGCAAGCAACAACATGGATATTCCTGCTAGATATTTGCCGTGTTTTGTTGCTGGGTTAGCTTATAACTTGGCTATAAAGTATCCAGAAGCAGCAGATAGAGCGTCTTTGTTAAAAGGAGAATATCAAGAACAATGGGACTTGGCCTCTGATGCAGCTAGAGAAAAAGCTTCTCTTTTTGTTTCTCCGGGAGGTTATCAGTTTTGAGTTATGCTAGCGGAAAGTATGCTTTTGGTTATTGTGATCGAACTGGGTTTAGGTATCCAAAAAAAGATCTAGTTCAGCAAATTGTAAACCAAAGACCTACAGGTCTGCTTGTTGGCAAAGATGTTTTAGATCGGGATCAACCTCAGCTGCAGCTAGGAAAAGTTCGATTAGACGACCCTCAAGCATTAAGAAACCCAAGGCCAGATCAGTCTTTGCAGGAAAGCAGGGAGTATTTTGCTTGGAATCCAGTTGGAGGCGGCGTATCAGCTTTGGGCAGCAGGACAGTTGGATTAGATATTGAAGGCCAAATAGGCAATGTAACGGTGGTGACGTAATGGCTTGGACGTTTACAACTCTTAAGCAGGCTATTCAAGACTATACTCAAAATAGCGAAACAACATTTGTTAATAATTTGTCTGTAATTATTACGCAAGCAGAAGACAGGATTTTAAAATCTGTTCAGCTTCCAGACTTTAGAAAAAATTCTACGGGAACAACAACTTCTGGCAATGCTTACTTAGCAACGCCTTCTGATTTTTTAGCTCCGTACTCATTAGCTGTTGATAACAGTGGCTATGAGTTTTTGTTATTTAAAGACGTAAACTTTATTAGAGAAGCTTACCCAAGTTCTTCTACAGAAGGTGTTCCAAAATACTATGGGTTATTTTCTGATGCTAATTTTATTATTGGCCCTACACCCCAAAGCAATTACAATGTAGAACTTCATTACTTTTATAAGCCAGAGTCTATAACTGTTTCTTCTGACGGCACTAGTTGGTTAGGCACTAATGCAGAAAGCAGCTTGCTTTACGGGTGTCTTGTTGAGTCATACACGTTTATGAAAGGAAACCCTGAGCTAATGCAAGTTTACAATACCAGATACATGGAAGCTTTAGAAAATCTTAAAGCACTTGGAGAAGGTTATAGTACTACAGACAGTTATAGGTCTGGATCTGTAAGGGCTGCTAGATAATGTTT